GAATCTCGCCGTACTTCAGGTGGTCTCCGGGCACCCTCTCGACTCGGTGCCCTCCACACCGTCCGGCTGGACTCTGGTGGGCAGCGCATCGGGGGGCGGCGGCGCCTTCGGGGCGTCCGCCGGCCCCCGACGGCTGACGTACTTCGCCCGGGTCCTGCTGGGCAGTGACGCGAACCCGACGACGGCGATCCCATCGGGCTCGACCGGATCCCTCATCGTCGGCCGCATCGTCAGCCTGTCGAAGACCGCTGGCACCGGCTGGCGATGGGCCGCGAGCTTCGGTGACGACCAGACGAGCGGCACCGGCTTCTCGGCCACCGGCACGACCGCACTCACCTGGAAGGCGGGGGATTTCGCGCTGATCGGCTACGGCGTCGCGTCCAACGCTGACGCCTACTCGGCCGAGGCCATCGCAACAGCCGGCGTGACGTTCGGTACGGTCACCGAACGCGCCGACGCTGCGGTCGCTACTGGCAACGGGACGACGGTCGCACTGGCGACGTCCACGGTGTCCTCCGGCACTGCCACGCTGGCGCCCACCGTTACGGCCACCCTGTCGAGCGCCTCGATCGGTATCTCTGGCGTCGTGCGCGTGCGCGAGGCCAGTTCCGACGTCAACGCCACCGCGCAGTCCGTGTTTCCGCCCCGCAACCTGGTCTCCGCGACCGGGCTGACGGGGGACGACATCGTCACGATCAGCCTGCTTAGGCAGGCCGGGAGTGACCTTGAGGCGGTGCGGGCCGCCAGCAGCGTCGACGTCACCGGGCAGGCCTCGTTCCTGCGGGTGGATGCGGAGCAGCCGTTCGGGATCAGCGTCAACTATGCCGCGGTCTTGACCGACGTCAACGGGGTGCAGTGGACCGTGTACTCGGGCCCCATCACCTCGACCGTCACCTCGGACGTCATCTCCGACGCGATCCGTGGTGTCGGTGCCGCGGTGAAAATCGAATCACCACTGGAGTGGAAGCGCGACAGGGACGCCAGCAGCTTCAACATCAACGGCCGGATCGTCGTCGTCGGCAAACCCCGGTCGTCCCGCTCCGGCACACTCACCGTCCGCACGGAGACCGACGACGACGGCGACACGCTCAACGACCTGCTGGACGAGGCGACCGAGGGCACGTTCCTCGTGCGCAAGGCGACATCCCTGTCCCGTCTCGACGGCACGTATGCCCTGCTCGACGACACCGAGTCGCCCAACTGGTACGACGAATTCCGCTGGTTCGCGCTCAGCGTGGTCAAGGCCGACGACTGGCCCGCCGTAATGGAAGCCGCCGGTTTCACGCTGCAGGACATCGCCAACAACTTCTCGATCCTCAGCGACATCTCCGCGTTCTTCCCCACGAACCTGCTGGCCATCGCGCAATACGATTTCGGACCCTGACATGCTCGATATGTCGACTACCGCCCTCGCCGTCGTGCAGGGCAGCTACACGATGAATGTCCGCGCCGAGTCCTGGCTTGGCGGCACCCTCCTGGCAGATACCATCCCGATCTCCGATGGCGGCGAGAGCCGCGACCGCTCCCTCGCCATCCCGGAACAGATCAGCCTCACCGTCCCGCGGCGTGACCGCGGCTTCGACTGGGACCCCGGCACCAACCCTGCCCACCCTCTCGCCGCCTACGGACAGACGCTCCGCATCGACTACGGCGTCGACGTCGGCGGCCAGATGGAGTGGATCAATCGAGGCTGGTTCCTCATCACCGAGAGCTCGACCGAGGGCGACACGGTCTCCGTGAGCTGCCAGGGCCTGCTGACGCTCATCGACGAGGCGAACCTCATCGCCCCGTTCCAGCCGTCCAGCTCGGACACCCTCGGCTCCGTGGTCCGGGCGCTCGTCGAACCGGCCCTCACTGTCGGATTCGACGGGACCCTCGTCGACCGGGCGGTGCCGCTCGGCATGCAGTGGGACAGCGACAGGCTCGGCGCCGTCACTGAGGTACTCACCGCCTGGGGAGCGGCCGAGCGCGTCACCGAGGACGGCTACCTCCTCATCGAGCCCGTCAGCGACGCCGGTTCACCGGTCCTGTCCATCAGTGACGACCGCAACACCGGAACGGTCGTCCGCTGGCAAGGCTCCACCACCCGGGACGGCGCCTTCAACTGCGTCGCCGCCCAGGGCGAGGACGCATCCGGGAACCAGATCCAGGGCGTCGCCTACGACAGCGACGGCACCAGCCCCTATCAGTACGGCGGGAACTTCAACCCGCTGCCTGTGCCGTACCCGTACCAGTCGAGTCTCCTGACCACCGTCGCCCAGTGCCGGACCGCGGCGGCGGCCCAGCTCAAGCTGCTGCGTCGGCAGGCGTTCCGGCGCCTCGGCGTGACGATGGTCCCGCACCCGGGCCTGGTGACCGGCGACATCGTGTCCGTCACCGGCGCAGGACTCACGGCCGCCCGCTGCGCGATCGAGGCGCTCTCCCTGCCCTACTCGCCCGGCGAGCAGAGCCTCACCGTCCGCGTCCTGTAGGAGGTGCCGTGCCCGACTTCGCCGACACCCGCATCTCCCTCGCCGGGAAGGGAGTAGTGCGCGGAACCGCGCTCAGTACGGTCACCTCCGGGGCCTGCCTCGTCAGAGTGGGGGGCATCCAGGTCACGGCCCGGGTCGCGACTGGGCTCACCGTCACGGTCGGCAGCATTCTGCTGATGGCCAGGCTCGGCAGCCTGTACTACGTCATCACCGTGGTGCCCGCCGCGCCGACTTCGACGCCGGCGACACCGCCCCCGGCCGACAGTGCACCGCCTGACACCGGCGATGCACCACCCGCACCGAAGCCGGTGACCACGACCGGCACCCTCACCTGCGTGCCGACAGCCACCGCCTGCTATCGCGACGGCAGTTGGCGCTCCGACGGCGACCCCACCAACAGCTTCGACCTCTTCCAGGGCCGGTACGGAGGCAGCAGCTACGGCCGCAACACCGGCGCCGCGTTCTACGGCTCCAAGCCGCACACGCTGAACGGTGCGACGTGCACCAAGGCCACGGTGAAGATCAAGCGACTGTCCGCCGGTGACTTCGCGGCACGGTCAGCCACTCTCCGGCTCGTCTCGCAGACCAGCCGACCGGGCGGATCGCCCACCCTCAACGAGACCACCAGCGGCCCCTCTCTGAAGGTCAACGACTCGACCACGTTCACGTTGCCCACCAGCTGGGGCCAGGCCCTCATCGACGGCACCCGCGGAGGCATCGCCATCAGCGTCAGCAGCGACGACCCGTACATCCAACTCGCAGGCCGGAACTCCTGGTCCGCCGCCATGACCCTCGCAATCTCCTGGAGGCGCACCTCATGACCGCCAACACCTCCAAGGGCATCACCTATCCACAGTCGACGGATCACACCCGACTGTGGGAACACATGCAGACCCTCGCCACGACCGCCGACAGCATCATCTTCGGCAACATCGACCGGCAGATCTTCACCGCCAACGGCACCTGGACACGGCCCTCCAACGCCATCAGGGTCTTCGTCCAGGTGCAGGCCGCAGGCGGGGGCTCTGGGGGAGTCGCCTCGACCAGCGCAGGCCAGGCATCGTGCGCGCCCGGTGCGTCCGGCGGCGAATACGCCGAAGGCTGGTTCACCCCAGCGACGACAGGCGGCACCGTTGCCGTCACCGTCGGAGCGGGGGGAACGTCCGGCTCGTCCGGTGCCAACGCCGGCGGCGACGGCGGCGGCAGTAGCTTCGGGGCGCTCATCACCTGCATCGGCGGATCCGGTGGCGCGGGCGGAACCGCCTCGACTGCCACCTCGATCGGTGCACCCAACGGCGGCACCGGCGGCACCGGCGGCGACTTCCGTGTTGCGGGCGGCGACGGGTCGAACGGCCAGGTCGTCGGCGGGGTTCCACTGAAGTACAACAGCGGCGGCTACGCCTACCTCGGCGGCGCCCGCCGCGCATCCGGTGTCGCCGCGACCACGACCACCGGCTTCAACGGATACCCCTACGGCGGCGGCGCATCCGGCCCCGCCAACGGCGCCACCCAGTCCGCGGTCGCTGGCAGCACCGGGGCCGGCGGCATTGTCATCGTCACCACCTACACCGCATAGGAGTTGCTATGCCCCTCGCCCCGCCCGAGACATCGACCAGTGACATCGCCTGGATCGTCAACGGCCGTTACAACGCCAACTCGGTCACGTCCTTCCAGCTCCACATCACCGTCGAGGGCCCGTCCGACGAGGCCGAGGGCGACGCCTGCCTCCAGGCGCTGGTCGACCTGCTCGGCACCCGCTTCGCCGGAGTGGCCGGAACCAAGGGCTTTACGGCGTACACGACGAGGGCCATGACCCCCTCCTGACCTCGCCGAACCCCAGACCACCCAGCCCCTGCCGGGGCTTTTTTCATGCCCGGGAGGGGCTTTGACTCTCACCTTTCGCGGCGGGAAGCTTCCCGCGCAACCGGCCCGCCCGCATCTGAAGCTGTCCGCTGTCCTCCGCGAGCGGCTTGCGGTACCGCCGGCCGCCATGGACTGGCAGGACGACCGGATCGTCTGGCCGATGTACGGGAATGCAGAGGTCGGAGACTGCACGTGTGCTGGTGTCGGGCACCTCGTCAACCAGCTCACCTACTACGGCACGGGCACGGAGGTGGAGCCCGCAGAGTCGTCGGTCCTCGGCATGTACTCGGCGATCACCGGCTACGACCCGACCAAGCCCGACAGCGACACTGGCGCCTACTGCCAGGACGTCCTCGCGTACTGGCGGAAGGCCGGACTCGAAGGCCACAAGATCACGGCCTATGCGGCGCTCGACGTCTCGAACCTCACCGAGATCAAGCAGGCCATCGCCCTCTTCGGCACCGTCTACGTCGGCCTCAGCTTCCCCGACAGTGCGATGACGCAGTTCGACAACGACCAGCCCTGGGACGTCGTCCGCGGCGCCACGGTCGAGGGCGGCCACTGCGTCATCGTCGGCGCCTACGGGGCAGGGAAGTTCGGCCTCGTCACCTGGGGCGCCGAGACGGCGATGACCGAAGCGTTCTGGAAGCGCTACGTCGACGAAGCCTGGGTCACCCTCGACGCCGACGGCATGAAGAAGGCCGGCGTGTACTTCACCGGCGCGCCGTCTTACTACGCACTCGGAGAGCAATTCGCGGCGCTGACCGGCGAGAAGAACCCGATCCCGCAGCCCGGCCCGGTGCCGGCCCCTCCTTCGCCGCCCGCGCCTTCTCCAGTGGATCCTCGCCTGGCTAAGGCGTTGGGTCTGATGCAGGCGTGGGCGAAAGACAACCACGTGACGGGAGTCTGACCATGGTCGACCTCTGGATGCCCGGCGCGGCCCGGCACCCGCTCGGCAACACGGGCCCGATGAACGGGGGCCCGGCGCGGGCCGTCTGGCACATCACGTCCAACGCGACGGACTGGACGTTCGCCCGTGAGCTGGGCTGGTTCACCGGCGGCGGTGCCGACGTCGCCCCCCACCTGCTCTGGGACCCGTTCACGGGTGAGCTGGCGCAGTTCTTCCCCGCGGACAGCCGCAGCCTCTCGCTGGAGAACGCGGGCAGCGTCAGGACCAACCGCACCGGCACGTACTGCATCCAGATCGAGATCGTCTTCACCGAGGGCGAGACCGTCAACGGCAAGAAGTACGCCACGGTCCGGGACACCCCGTGCAAGAACCTCGACAAGATCGTCGCCT